CATCCGATGCACCGTCAAGAGGCTCACGGCCGTCTTCGGCGACATGCCGATCGGCAAGATAACCTCCGCCGACATCGAGCGCTTCGCCGCCACGCTCCCGAAGGACCATCCATACGTGGGACGGGAGCTGCTGTCCAAGCTCCGCCAGATCCTCGACGCCGCCGCGACCCCAGACCAGGACGGCTTCGCCGTCATCGCCAAATCACCATTCGTCATGCCGGTGCGCAAGCCCGCGCCCAGGGAGGAGACACCCGCCGCCACACCACAGCAGCTCCGGCGGATCCACGACGCCATGCCACGCAAATTCCGGCTCGCCATCACCCTCGCCATCTCCTGCGGAGGCCTGCGCATCGGCGAGGTCTGCGCCCTCCAACGCGGCGACATCGACCTCGACAACCGTCTCATCCACATCCGCCGCACCAGACTCACCCGCGCCCGCGTCATCGCCGGGCCGCCGAAGACCGCCAGAAGCAAACGCACCGAACCAATCCCCGAAGCCGTCATCCCCGAAATCCGCGCGCACCTCGCCGAATATGTGGCCGACCAGCCGGACGCATGGATATTCCCCAGCCCGCTGGACCATGACAGGCCGATCAGCACGGACGCCATGCGCGACGCCTACGTCAAGGCGAGACGCGCAGCCGGACGCGAAGACCTCCGATTCCACGACCTCCGCTCCACGGCACTCACCATGCTCGCCCAACAGGGCGCCACCGTCCGCGAACTCATGGCCGCAGCCGGACACAGCACCGCCATCATGGCCATGCACTATCAACGACTCAGCGAAGACCGACAGCGCGCGCTCGCCGACAAGGTGGCCGCCAGCATCACCCCGACACAGACAGACACCGCACCGGCATCGGCCGAAAACGACAAAGACAGGGAGATCGCCGAACTCAAAAAACAGATCGCACAACTCAAGGCGCTCGCCGACAAGGAATGATTTTGAGATAATCAGCGTTATTTTCCGTGAAACGTCCACAAAAGGAATAAGAATGAAAGGAAAAAGACAGTGAGAGGTTTGGCATGGCTGAATTGGTATGGAAGCAGGCGCGCGAAGCCGCAAGGAAGGTATTGGACGGAAACTGGGATCAACAGGTTCCCGTGAAGATCGAACAAATATGCAGAGCATGCGGTGTCACAACGTACAAGTGCATCATGCCGGACGATCTTTCCGGCATGATAGTGAAACGAGCCGCAGAGAGAGATGCGAAGGCTTTCATCGATAAGGAGGAGCCGGGTGTGCGCCAGCGTTTCACTCTCGCACATGAACTCGGCCATTTCATAGAGCGCACGGTCATAGCCCAGGACGACGAATACGGGTTCGAAGAAGTCCGTATGGGCGGACGCAGGGAGAAGGACTACTTCCCGCACGAGTTCTTCGCCGACGAATTCGCCGGCGCGATTCTCATGCCAGAATCAAAGGTCGAGGAATTCCAATCCGCCGGCAAGGACGTGGCAGCAATGGCGCAATTGTTCGATGTGTCAGTCAGTGCCATGAGAATGCGTCTGGATAATCTCCAAAGGCAATAGAAATGATGGAAAAGCCGAACGATTCAAACTACAACAGAACATTCAACTTTGGAGAGAGCTCCGACGTCAAGCTCTCTCCAACATTGAATACGCAGGCTGCAGAAATTGAAGAGGAATGCGATCCTCTCGGCCAGGACGCCAATAAATCCCAGCAGAAAGATTCAGACGAACTGGGGCACCTGATCGCAAAAGTATTACGCTTCCACCCATTTATGAGATTGTTCAATGTCTGCGCCACTTCCATGTATCTCGATAAGGAAAAAGGCGCACGTATGAGACTTTTCTCGAGAGTGCACCCCAAATTCAGAAGAGCATGCATGATCGGCGAATTCGCCTTCACCACGCTGCTCGCCGTTTTAATTATCCTGGCCATCTACTTCACCATCATGAAGTTTTTCGGAATCCAAATCACATGGCCGATTGTGCTGCCGTCTCCATGCCTCAGCTGAGAATCAAGCAAACCCCCGGCGCTCGCGGTATGCGGGTGGCCGGGGTCTTTTTTTTATAAGGAATCCAAAGGGGTATAAGGCTCTATAAGCACGTATAAAGGCGTATAAATTATTGTACGCACACGCCGGAATCGTACAATAGCTGCCGGTAGTCGTCCAGCACCTGGATGGTGACTCCCAATTCCACGGCCATCATCCACGTATTGCCCTCATACACCGTCTCCGCCATGCCGTAATCCACCGGCGAGATCAACGCCAACGCCGTCTCCCTGCGACACCGGCGCTCGCATTTGGCCCCGTATCGTGTACCGCAGCCGGGGTCATGGTGTCTGGCGTGGATGAGCTCGTGGCACAATGTGCAGCGGCGTTGCCTCGCGTTGAGCTTGTCGTGCAGGACGATGAGGCCTAGCGCGTCGCAATAGCAGCCGTTCATCCCACGGGGCAGGCGGTCCTCTTCGACGCGCAGGCCCATGCCCCCGGCCCGCGCGTACAGCGTGTCAATGTCAGTCGTCTGGCGTCTCTTCCAAATCACAGTTGGTATCCATACTGACGGTTTCCGTCCTTTCTATCCGCTGATTGTCCATCAGCCCGCTGTTGCGCATGATGGTCGTCATCACGTTTGTCGGAGCTATAAGCAGCGCCACTGGGTTTCCGTTTCCCACTCCCGGAGCGTTGCCACAGGTGAACATCGCTGAATACTCTTCGCCGGAATCCATGTGTTTTGCCAAACGTGCAGCGTTCTGCTTGTTGACATATCCGATAAGACCGGCGTTGGGCGCGTGAATCGCCACGGCGTTGCGATCATACTGGTTGCCTGGTTCCCTGACAAGCATTGCTGGTCTCAAAGGACGTGTGTCGGCGGCCCGGAGGGCTTCCTCGTAGTGGGAGCCGCCACGAAGGGAACAGGTGAAAACGCCGAGCTTGTATATTTGCCCTGAAGCTTTGTTCGGCAGTATCCCATTGGGCGCTTCCAATACAAGTTGACCGTTGAACAAAGCAAGCTTCAGATTGGTGTTTCCATCGCCGAATATGGTGACTAGGTCAAGCTGGTGTTCCGGTGGGAGAAAAGCGGAACTGTAGATTGGGACATACTCCTTCAGTCCCCTGACCGGACGCGAGCATCGCGGATCTGGCTTTCGGCGGTATGGGGTCTCCATATAAACGGAGAACGTCGGGATATCCTTCGAGGTGGCGTTCGTCTTACGCGCGTCTTTTTCGGTTACCACTTCCCTAAAGGTGTCGCCATCCCGCACCAAACGACGATCGTATTCCGTCGTCCTTCCTGTCTCATTGCCGTTGTCCGCGTTTATTTGTTTTCCGTCGGATAACGCAATTGCGACTGCGATTCCGAGGATGATGATGAGTATTATCCATGCCATCACGATCTCACTTTTCGCTCACGAGTGTTTCTGTATCAAAGGAAATGTCTATTTCTGTGTTTTCGACAATGTCAGTCATTCGGCGTCTCGCTTTCCACGTCACGATTCTCATCTATGTTGGCGGCCACGTCATAGTCTTCGGGGTGTGCGGCGATACGGTCGATGAGATCATCGGTGATCTGGGATTCGCGCTCGCGGGCCTCGTAGGCGCGGGCGGCCTCAATGATGTCTCGCAACACGGCGACCGGGTCTGCCTCGCATGCTTGGCAAAGCAGAAGGAACTCCGATAGCTTAATCGGCGCTTTTCTGCCCTTTTCAATATCGCTGATTCTGACATGACTGACGGCGTTGTTCATCATCTCAGAGATGGTCCGATATGAATATCCAGAATCGGCAATGATTTTCGCAGCTGCCTGCTGTGAGGCGTAATCAAACGCCGTCCATTCGTACTTCGTAGCCATGTGCACAACGTTAGCACATGTTGACACGCCGCACTTGCGTAAGTTGTAAGCACAAGCTAACATCAGTCTCATCAAGTAAGCACGTGCTTACAGATGGAGGTGAAAACAGATGACGATCGACAAGAAAGTTGACTGCATCAAGCTTGCAAAAGCGGTTGTTAGACAGACCAGGAATGACGTTTTGATTAGCAAAACACAGATGACTGATATTGCCGCCCGCTGCAATCGAAATCGGACAACTGTCAGCAGGGCTCTTGATGCGGAGGACATGACGTTGAGCATGTGGTTTGCCTCGGTCTCCGAGAGTGGGATTGATCCACTGCAGCTCATCAACGAAAAGATTCAAGAGCAGTCGGCGCTCGCCGACGCCGCTTGACACATCACAAATAGGGGAGAAGAGACACGAATGCAGGAAACAGTCACTGCAAGCCAGCCGTTGATCGACCCCGTCGCGCTCGCCCATGAAATCGCGAAGGAAGCCGTCCGGCAGACGGCATACGCGCCACGCTGGGTCAGTCTCAAACAGGCCAGCGCGATGCTCGGCGGCGTCGACAAGAAGACCCTCCGCAAATGGGCGAGAGCGGGACGGATCAAGATGCGCCAGCCAAGCGGATACCACGGCAAGGTCATGGTGTCCGTCGCATCCATTGAAGAATTCGATGCCAACGCCGGGACGCGCCGGCGCTAAGGAGGCAAACATGCGCAAGGAGTCCAAGCCGAAAGACCACTCCGCCGTCATGGTCATCCGCGACCACAAGTGCGGAGCCGACGTCAAGGCCGCGCGAATCAGCATCATCACCGACGAAGGCCACCTCGCCGGAGTGACCATCAGCCGCGCAGCGCTCGAATCGCTGCAGACCAGCATCGGCCGTCTGCTGCGCGAGATGGACGAGGAGGAATCATGACCAAGCTCGCACACGCCATCCTCTGCCAGCTCGTCGCCGCCATCTGGATCGCCGCCATCTGGGTGCTGTACTGCACACCGGCGTGCACGCATCCCATCGAACACCTCATCGCCGCGCCGGTCGCAGTGCTTATTCCGGCGGCCGTCATCATGCGCCGCCTGTGCTCGGATCCCCGCGTCATGCGATGGCTGGAGCAGAAGTGAAGGACTTGGATGACTCCGCACACATTGCGGCATGGACGTGGTTCGTCATGCGCGTCCATGCGGGAGCCATCCAACCGTCAAGGAAAAGACGCTAAAACCGGCCGGACGGGTCATCTTCTTCTTCTCCTCCCGTCCGCCCCGCCGGAGCCCGCGACAGGATGCGGGCGCCATGGATCGGCGCTCCGATAACGCCGGCGGATGGATGCGCGGTTCGATTCCGCGCTCCGGCACGACATCCAATCCAATCCCAAAGGAGGCACACGATGCCAAGCAAGGCAGCCAGGCCGGAAGGCGAGCGGTGGTTCGAATGGCCGCTCACGCCGACCAGCATCGGCATGACGGCGGCCGAACTTATCAGTGAATTGTATGAGACCGTCACCGCGCTCAACCATGACCGCAGCTGGAATCTCACGCTGGTCGCTCCGGCGCGCTTCGGAGACATCATCATCGACCGCGAGGCCGGATGTCTCCGCGCGAAATGCGCGTGGAAGGCCAAGGACCCCAGCCAGCTCGGCCCGGCGCCCGCCGGATACGTGAGGGGAGAGTGACGCCATGGCCATCGGAGAGACCGTCATCACCATCGTCGGCAACATCACCGCGGATCCGGAACTGAGGACCACTGGCCAGGGCGCGCAGGTCGCCAGCTTCACCATCGCCAACACGCCACGCCAGTACAACCGGCAGACCGGCCAGTACGAGGACGGAGACGCGCTCTTCCTCCGCTGTTCGGCATGGAACGACCTCGCCCAGCATTGCGTGCGGTCATTGGCCAAGGGCATGCGCGTCATCGCTCAGGGCAGACTCCGACAGCACTCGTATCAGTCGCAGGACGGCACCAATCGGACCGTCGTGGAGCTGCAGGTCGACGAAATCGGGCCATCGCTGCGGTACGCGACGGCGCAGGTCGCCCGCATCAGCCGCCAGGGCGGTCCCGTCTACGGCAACCCCGCATCGCCGCAGCCGACCGTCAACAC